TTACTCATAAACAAGATAAACTAGAACACCATTTTATTAATAATAATACTGAACGTATTTGTAGACGTGAATATTTAAATAATATTGTTTGGGATAAAATTAAAAGTATTAAAGAGGTATCCCCTTTAAAGGGTTGGGTCTATGATTTGACAGTTGAAAAAACACGACACTTTACAGGACTAGATTTAGTAAATTTCGACGATACTTTTCATTTAGCCGGTGTATCATCAAAGTCAAATGTAACGCGAGGTGTGCCTCGTTTGAAAGAGTTGCTGAAAGTTACTCAGAATCCTAAGGCGATTTCACTCACTATTCCACTAAAGAAAGAGTTCCGCGATTCAATTGATAAGGCTCGTCAAGTTGCACAAGGACTAGAACTAACAACTCTAAAAGATATTGTAACAAAGACTGCTATCTACTTTGACCCTTCTGACACAAATACTGTACTAGAAGAAGATAAGGACCTCATTCACTTCTACTCGCTATTTGAGAGTGAGCAAGAAGGTGATATGGAAAAGTGGAGTAAATGGTTGCTCCGTCTAGAGTTTGACCGTGATTCCATGTTTAACAAGAATATCAGCATGGACGATGTTGCCTTCGCATTACAGCAAAAGTTTGGTACAGAAGTACATCTTGTTTACACTGATTACAACTCTGAGCGTCTCATCATGCGCATTCGTCTAGCACAAGAGCAAAAAGAATCAACAAAAGATGATATTCTAAATCTTAAGAAAATGCAAACAAAACTTCTAACATCTATTATTATTCGTGGAATTGCTGGTATCAAGTCGGTATCATATCGCAAGGATACAAATTACTATGAATTGAGAGATGGAAAATACGAGCAGATTACTCAGTATATTCTTGATACCGATGGTTCAAACTTCCTAGAGGTTATTAATCATCCATATGTAAATGGTAATGCGGTGTTATCATCGCATGTACACGATATTTATGAAAATCTTGGGATTGAAGCGGCTCGTGCTATTCTGCTAAGTGAGATTACAAATCTATTCGCGGATGCCGGCGGTGTTGATTTCCGTCATCTTGGGCTATTATGTGACTGGATGACTCGTGTTGGTAAGTTGCTATCGGTAGACCGCTATGGTATTAATAAGCAAGATATTGGTCCTTTAGCAAAAGCATCTTTTGAAGAGACTGAAAAGATTTTACTAAAGGCGGCATTATTTGGTGAGATTGACCCTGTAACAGGTGTATCGGCAAATATTATGACAGGCCAACCCATCAAAGGTGGTACCGGATTCTCTGAGCTACTACTTGACGAAGCAGCACTCATGCGTCTTCAGGAAGGTCTTCCTCCAATTGAAGACGATGAAGATGCTGAAGATGCTGAAGCAGAGGAATATGAGCCTACGCAAGAAGATATTGAAGATGCGCTATATGAATCAAGTGCTGATAAGTGTGCTGCTACAAATCTAAAGCTGAATGTCACACTCCCACAAGAATCTACACGCATTGAGGAGCCAGATGTAGATTTACTAATGGTTGATGAAGATTAGGTCTAAATAATAGACTATATAAATATATATGGAACTAGCAATAGAAAAACCCCCTTGGAAAGATATAGTTTTTTTCAAGTCGTTACCATATGAAAAGAGAGAAATAACATATGATGACTTTCGTATAAAAATTTCAAAAGAGTTATTTGATAAAAAGAATGAAATTACACAATATGAAGAAGAGCATAAATGGGAATTAGCAAAGAAACTCGCGAATCCATACGAAATGGTTTATACACAAGAAGAAAAATTTCCATATCCAAATGTTAGTTTATTGAAGCCACTAAGTAGAAGTTATTTTAAACTAATTGAAATCTTAAAGATTGTTAACTTTATGAAGGATTTACCAAAAGAGTTACAGTTTTTGAGGTCTGCTCATATTGCTGAAGGGCCTGGTGGGTTCATGCAAGCATTTATTGATGAAGTTGAAAATAACAGAAGAAGAGTGAAAAAAATGGATGCGATTACATTGCGCTCTGATAAACAATGTATTCCAGGATGGAAGAAAGCATCTCATTTTCTTAAAAAGTATTCAAATATTATAAATATATCATATGGAAAAGATGGTACTGGTGATATTTATAAGGCAATAAATCAAGATGAATTTATTGAAGAGGTTGCTAATAAAGTCAATTTATTTACTGCGGATGGGGGGTTCGATTTTTCTATTGATTATTCTCAACAAGAAAAACAAATATTTAAATTACTTGCTTCTTCATTTTTAATTGCGTTTCAGGTATTGGCATTAAATGGCTTATGTGTAATTAAATTATTTGATACATATTCAGAATCTACACAATCATTAATATCATTATGTGGGTCATGTTTTAAGGAATATTCTTTATATAAGCCTGCTACCAGTCGCCCATGTAATAGTGAGCGATATTTTATTGGTAAAAAATTTAAAGGTTTTAATCCAAAAGTGATTGAATCATTAAAAGAGATTCTTTATAATCTTGATACTGATAAATATCCTAACTTAAATGTTTCACTAGAAGAAAAACAATATATTGAAACAGTATCGCAGTTATATGAGGAAAAGCAAATTCAATGTATAGATTTAGCCAAAAAGTTTGCTGAAGATAAAGACTTATTTAAGGATTACTATGAAAGATTTAATAAATATTGTTATAAGTTTTGTGAAGAATTTAGAATACCAACAAAAAAACTTATAGTTTAGACATATGATTCTTCATTAATACTTCACCAACTTTCACCGACGCATCATGTTGTGTTATTTTTGATGAACCCATTTTATCAATCATACTAAGCATTAATTCTAGAGTGTTAGCATCATACCCATCTTTAGAGGATACCATAATAAATAAATGAGGAAAATTGTTTGCAAAATCAGAAGCAGCTTCCTTCATTTCATCAAATGACTTGCCTTCATCACGGAGCTTTTCAACAATTTTAATATTATCACGAATAAACACCGAGCGGTCTTTTGCTTGCTGGGGTTCTAATGGTGGTGGCGGAGGCTCATCGCGAAGTTTCTTTTGGCGTTGACTCATCTTATGAATATGTATAATTTTCGAAGTTTAAGTTCTCCGTACAGATTTAGATATGGAGCCGGATGGAGATAAAGTACTTGATATGCAAATGGAACATGACGACATGATGATTTCGAAATTTCGTGGTATTTTACAAATTATTAAAAAGAATGTACAAGATAAATATACATTAAAAAGTCAAAATACTTCTATGCTACGGAATGTAGAAAAAGAATTAACACAGTTTTTTGGAATGTTAAATCCAATTGTATTCTGTTTAAAATCTCTAGATACTATTCCCGATAAACTACAAAGTTTAAGAAATAAATTCAAAGAAACACTTCAAGATTATCCTCGCTCATCGTATTACCAAAATATGTTACAGTATTATTTAATACATGACTTATTAAAAAATCCAATAGATAACAATATTATATCAAATGATATAAATTTAACAAAAATAGATAATATATAGAATGGCTAGTGATAAGTATGAAAAATCAAAACCTTATAGTTTTCTATCTGGATGCCCTGAAGGATATCATAAACGCTCAGCGTATAAGACAGTAAAGGGTAATAAAGTGCCTAGACGTTGCGTAAAGTCTACAACTGTAAAAAAAGAGTCATCCAACAATTTTAAGAAATCAGTTAGTGCAAAGCAAACACGTAGATTATCAGCAGTTAAGAAACTTATACCAAGTATTCGTAGTCTTTCTCGCAAGGCTTGTCCACCCGGTATGATTGAACGCAAAGAATATGCTCGTAAATATTCTACGGCGATTCTTGAAAAAGGGATTTTCACAAAAAAAGGAATAAGAAAAGTTCATAAACGTTCTTTATCTTACGTTGGACCAAAATGTGTAAAAGATACAGGTTTACCCGGCAAAGGGGAGCAGTCCATTGGTCCTTTACGCAAAGGTGAATTGAATAAATATGGGTATTCAATGTCTTTTCCAGAAAATAAAAGACATGCTGCTTTAAAAAAGGCAATTGAAGAATATGGTGCTCTTGGAGTATATCGCAAACTGGATGCTGTTTCTAAACTTACCGAAAGAACTATCCCAGAAGCGTCAAAAATTTACACCGCAGATAAAGATTGGATAAAAAGAAAGTTTTCTTTAAAAGCATTTTAAAAAGATATTATAGAAGAAGATGAAGACGAATGTTTTAGTTCTAACACTCGTAGCCTTGATTGTAATTTCACTTGTAGGAGTGTACCATATACCTTTTGGCTTACGTGGTGTCTTTAGTGAGGGATTTCAAGATACTGGCTCTATGCCAGAGAACACTATGCCGCCAGATAATGAATCATCTATGCCAACACCTCCTATGCCAACACCTCCTATGCCAACACCACCTATGCCAACACCTCCTATGCCAACACCTCCTACTGTAAATACCGCCGTACCTCCAGCCAAACCAGCGCCAATGAATGCTACAATGCCTAAGGCCCCCAAAGCGAATGTTCGTGCTCCCAAAAATAAAGGACCAATGAATGTTACAATCCCCGAGCCTCCTTCAAATCAAGCAACACTAAATGCGAATACTCCTAAAATGCCTGAAGAGTTCCAGAATGCTAGTCCCGCCATGAACCAAGCGATGCAACATAAAAATGCTGTAAAGGAAGGTTTCCGCACGAACTACGCTGAAGTATCTGGGGGTGCGAAGGATTCTTATGAACCTATCGGTGCTTTTGACGGAGTTGCTTTACCCACCGGCAATAACGTCTCTTCTTGGCGTTATACATCTCCCGATGAGCCTTTACTCGGTGCTCCTTTTGAACTAGGCAATGATTCGCTATTCATGTTTAAGAATAATCAATGTAAGCCTTCATGCTGCGGCTCTAGTTTAAGTTGCAGCGGTGGCTGTGTTTGCACCACACCTGACCAACGTCAGTTTATCGCTGGTCGTGGAGGAAATCGCACAAAGCCTGCTGAGGATTAGATATAAATAGATACTATTTAATAGTATTATATTTATAGAATAATGGGTAATACAGCATCGTGGTTTGAAGGACCTCAGGGGCCACGAGGGTATACTGGTAGTAACGGAGCTCAAGGAATACAAGGAATACAAGGACCACGTGGTTCTAATGGAGATAGAGGACCACCTGGTTCTAATGGAGATAAAGGACCACCTGGTTCTAATGGAATACAAGGACCTCCTGGTACAAATGGTAGAGATGGTAGAGATGGCAGAAATGGCAGAGATGGTATCTCTTCTCTTCCTATACCTCTAGGCACAGAAACTGTAACCCTTAAAGTTAATTCTGCTGGCGCTAGTGTTTATGATAATACTACAGTAAGATTTACAGGTCAAAATCAAATTGTTTATTCTGAAGAACAATACAATAGTTCTGCTAACAATACTTATTTACAATTTAATATTCCAGTAATGAACGATATTCTATCTGCGAACCTATCTGATAATATTATTGCCGGTCTAACAAATAATATCAATAATTTAGTATATGCGTTTAGATTTACATATAATTCAGATAATTCCACTAATTATACTATATTCAATAATAATAGTTTAACTGCTACATATTCAACCCCAACCACATTTTCTATATATATTATTAATAATCAGCTAACATATTTGGTAAATGGATTAGTATTTTATAGTGAAACAATTAACCCAACAATGTCGCTCAAACTATATATGACTGGTAATACTCGGCCTGGACTAACAACATTAAGTAATATAAAATTTTACCAAGTTGCTAGAATTACATCTTCTGTATTTTCAAGAAATGACTTTATGGAGCAAGCAGAGGCACCACTTATGGGACTTTTAGCAAGTGTAGGAGTTAATTCTGCCACTTATACTACTTATTTCAATAATCCCACAAATAGCAATATTAAGATTGCGCTTTTGAATGATGTATCAAATTGGCAAACTTCTAACGCACCTTTAACAATGGAGAAGGTGACAAAATTTAATCATTACTATACATGCTGGATAGAAGCGAATACACCATTAATTACAACAACTCTGCCATTTAGTTGTGCTAATTATTATGTTTCATCAGCAGCAGCACCAGCACCAGCACCAGCACCAGTACCAGAACCATACGAAGAATTTAGAAACTACACTTTCAAAGGAGCTTTACCAACATCGCGTCTTTTAGAACGAGATTATCATTCATATGATTAGAGAATGTATGATATAGCAATTATTGGATATGGAATAACTGGAATGTTAACTCTAGCTATTCTCCAACAAAACGGTTTCAATCTAAGCAAAGTATGTGTGATTGACCCATACTACGATGGTGGTGCTCTCATGCGTGAATATGGTAATGTAATAAGTAATACACCATTATCAAAACTTATTACTGCTTTACAAAGTATAAAACCAGAATATACTATTCCGGAAGAATATTCTAGTTATGATATAAATAAAATTACACCACTGTATCTTTTGACAAACATCATAAAAGATTTTACAAAGAGTTTTCTAAAAATAGTCGATACATATGAAACAAAAGTTATAAATATTAATAATGAGGAGAACTACACATTAGAGACAGAAAATGGTAACACTATTAAATCAAGAAGTATAATCTGTTGCCAAGGTTCTTCACCAAAGAAACTATCATGTGATATACCTATAATACCATTGCATGTGGCGTTAAATCGAGAAATTCTAAAACAATATGTAAAGCCAAATGATAAGATAATTCTTTTCGGAATAGCACACAGTGGTACTTTAATTTTAGAGAATCTTCATACATTAAATATTCAAACAACGGCTATATATAAAAGTAAAGTTCCTTTTTTATTCGCGAAGGATGGAGAATATGATGGAATAAAAGAAGAAGCAGAGCGTATAGCATCGCAAATATTAAACAATGAGTATACAAAACTAAAATTACTAAATATAAATGAAATTGATAAAGTTATTAAAGCGTCAAAAGAAGCTGATTGGGTAATATATAGCATCGGGTTTGAAGCGCAAAAAATAAGAGCAAATTTTGATATAACAAAATATAATTCTACGAATGGAAGAATATTTGGTATTGAAAAGGCATATGGATTTGGGATTGCCTATCCATCTTTAGCCCCGGATTCTATTCATGTAGATGTTGGAGTTCCTTCTTTTGTAGAACATATTCAAAAACAAATGGAAGAACTAAAAAAACTTCTTTATTAGATGGCCACAAATACGCCAAATAGTAGATTTGGTAATTACTATGAAAATATCACGAATAGCGCAAATTCATTAGTGAAGTCCGCAAATACTGCTGTAAAAAATATGGGTAATTCTATATCGAATGCAATACAATCAACTCCCCAAGCGATTAATAGTATGATTCCATTATCAAGTAATTCTAATAGTAAAAATAATAGTTTATTTGGATTACTAGGTAATAATAATGTAAAAGTAAATTCTCCAAATGTTTCTACAAATGTAAATTCTGGATATGCTCATAAATGGATGTGGCCTATATTTATATTTATCGCGATAAGTATTATAACAATTGTAATTATTGCAATGTATAAGGATAAAATTCTGGCAGGAATACATAACATAAATCAAAGAATTCGTGATGCATTTAATAAACAAACTACTCCTCCAATCGATGCTTCTAAACCACCAGACTCAGATGTAACAAATGCTCCAGTTCCTCCTCAAAACGAATTAAAAACAAAATCTATTCTTGATAAACTTATACCTTCAGGAAATTCAGAAGTTTTTAATGTAAGTAAAAATGAATTTTCATACTACGATGCGGAGCCATTATGTAGAGCATTAGGTGCTGAGTTGGCAACTTATGACCAAGTCAAAGAGGCATGGTCAAAAGGTGCTGATTGGTGTAACTATGGATGGGTGAAAGGACAAGCGGCTGTATATCCTATACAAGAAGATACTTACAAAAAAGTTCAATCAGGTCCAGAAGAAGATAGAAATTCTTGTGGAACTACTGGATTAAATGGTGGATTCTTTGATAATCCCGAACTCAAATTTGGTGTAAATTGTTATGGCGTAAAACCAGCACAGTCCGAGCATGATGAAGAAGTATTAATGAAACAAGGGCAGATACCTATGTCTGTGGCTTCATTAGCAGTGGATAGAAAGGTTCAAGAATTTAGGAAAGAAGCTGACCGTATGGGAGTACTCCCGTTCAATGAAGATAAGTGGCGAGCTGTATAATTCTTAAGAATTTTCAAACCGTGTAAATTTATAGTGGTTTGTAGCATTTAATTGATCTAATAAATATGGATCCATATTTTTTAGTTTATTCCCATATTCGTCATCTACATCACTATCCTCTAGATATTCCTTACATGCCATTGACTTTCTAATATCGATACATGTCCACATTAAAATCTGAATTTCTAGTTCAGCATCAACAAAAAAATTATTTGTACAATGATTCCACACTTTCCAAAATGTTTCCCAATCTGGATAATATAAATAATCATTGACAAATTCATTATCAAACGTAATATCACATGGTGATTTAAATTTATAAAATTTATTAAAATCTAAATGGAATAAAATTGTTGCAAGACTATTTTCAGTATATTCTTTTGACATTGAAAAAATATAGCCATTCTTTTTGATAAATGGAATAATTCCATTTGTTAGAAAAATATGAATTAATTTATTAATTGTTATTGCTCCATAGCGATGTGTAATAACTTCTTCATTTTGCCAAGAAGCAAATGTATTTTTTAAACTCATGCCAACATATATATTATAGAATGAAGACCACTTTAGACCTTAGGACCAGGTTGCTCAGGAAGTTGTGGAATCTTTTTTAGCTTCAGTGTTGTTTCAAAAGTTCTGTTTTCTTTTACAAATTTAATGATGTTAGTTGTATCATCACTAACTTTTTTACCTCGATAATAGGAATGTAATGATTCTTCCAATCCCTTAAATGATAGTGGATTTGTGTGCCGTTCTTCAACAACTTTTAGTTTCCCTCCAACAATTTGAATAATAGCATTTTGCATTTTATTATTTTTTAATTCATTAATAATTCTTGTTTCAAAATCATCACGTACAATTCTTGCATTGGTCGTTTGTTTTTGAAAATTTGATACTAGATTATCATAATGGACATAATTACGAATCAAATTAGCAATATCTTCCTTCTGTACAACTTGGTTATTCATTACTATATATAATTATTTCATTCAATTGAAAAATACGCCATAGAATACTATATTTTTGTAGAATACTATATTTTTGTAATATGATAATAAATAAATATAAAAATTGTTATAATACATACAATTAATATAATAAATAATACTGTCGTAAGGATAATATACGGAAACACTCGCTCCAATACATGATTTAGAATCGGGTCTATAATATATACTTGAATATGTTTTTTAGATTCATCATTACTAAGCATTAGAAAGGCCTTTTGAATAAAATTTTTTATTACATCATTTTTCTTTATAGAATCCATTTACTTAGATTGCCTAAAGATTTAAACATATAAAATCGCAGATGATATTTACAGTGCCTCAATGGAATCCCTCTAATAATTCTTACACGATTGAAATTAATACTAATATTTTTAACTATACTGAAATGCGGAGCATTACTTCCGGTGATGCTTTTTTTAGGACAGTTGATATAACATCAAATGAATTTCAAGAAATTATTAATACACTCTCACTAAAAATTAATGAAGATAGTAAATCATGGTTTGCATCCCCGATTAAACCCCATATTTTTATAAAGAAGGTATCTCATACATTTGATATAGTTCCACTTAATCTATATACCTACGGCAATTCATTTAAATTTACATGGATTCCTAAGTCTTTTGAAATAACACCAAAATCTTTTGAAATGAAGTGGAATTTAACATACGTAAAAATCAATGAAAGCACTACGACAACAAATCATATCGAATTTGCAGAAGACCTTGAATCAACTGAGCCTAGAACAATTGTTATTCAACAAAATGATATTATTGAAAATGTAGATATTCCATTTGATATTTCCGATAAAAATGTTCATCAAGTTTCTTCCCGAGCAATTCTAAAACAAAAGGTTCGACAGGCCAAACTAAGAGCAGCAATTGCAACAATGAAAGCTGAGAGAATGGCTGAAAAATACTTCCGACGCTATGGAGTTCAAACAGAATTAGGCTCCGATTCCGATATCTCCTTTGATTCTGAAGAAGATGAAACTGATGAAGAGGATTAACCCAAATTTAAGAACAAAGAATTCAAAAAATATACGCTTGTATTATTACAGAAGCAATATGGCAGGTAGTAAGAATTCTTTCGGAACAGTTGTCACTTTTGTATTAGTTGCTGGTGTCGTCGTAATAGGGCTAATGTTTTTACAGCCCAATCTATTTGTAAGCAAGCAGCGTGATGGGTTCCAGAGCACATTATCTGCGGCATCAAATTATTCTGCCTCCGCTGGTCAAAACGCTATTAACGGGCGTGTTCGTCAAGATGAAGTACAAGGTAATCCCGATGTAGTACCCAATTCTCCTTCCGGCCCTGCCGACTTTGGCAATGCTGATGCGCCTTCTGGCTGCTATCCCCGCGACCAATTAACACCCTCTGAGCTCTTACCCAAGGACGTTAATAGTGTGTGGGCCGAGCAAAACCCTATGGGTAATGGCTCACTGAAGGGCAAGAACTTTCTTTCCGCTGGTGCATTAATTGGCGTAAACACTGTTGGTCAGAGCTTACGCAATGCCAATTATCAACTCCGCTCTGAGCCCCCGAATCCCCAGGTCCCTGTTTCTGTTTTCCAGAACTCTACAATTGAGCCTGATGTAAATCGCCGCAGTCTTGAGATTGCTTAAATATATTGATAGTTAAATATATATTGATAGTTAAAAATACTATTAATATATATTATAAATTAGTAAAATGAATTTTAACCCAGTGAATGAAATTAAAAAACTCTTTGGTCTTGGTCAATACCCTTCAGTATATGTGACAAGCACAGTTGATAACAAAGATTATTTAGTTCGTGATATGCCTGATAAACAAGAAGCGGCAAATTTAATGGCAAAGGTGCGTATTAAATTATCAAATCTTAAAATTCATTTAGAACAAAAATATCCTGATAAGCCACAAGTAAAACAACTTATTACCAACTTTGAGGCAGACCCAAAACGCTTTTATGAATCAACACCAGATGCCGATCTAACAAGTTACAGTGTGAATAAAGGTGAATCCGTACATTTGTGTTTAAGACAGAGAGAAACGAATGATGAAAGTCTTGTTGACGAAAATGTGATTATGTTTGTTTCTATACATGAAATGGGTCATATGATTACAAAGTCAGTAGGTCACGGTGAAGATTTTTGGAACAACTTTGCATGGTTGATAAAGGAGGCAGAATCAATAGGCATTTATAAAGCACAAGACTTTAAAGCACATCCTGTAAAATATTGTGGTATGTCTATTACTGACCAACCAACATATGACGCAACGAAAATAGAAGGTTTCCGAGGGTCAAGATATTCTGAAGCAACGCATCATTAGGATAAAAGTGGCATAGTAAGTATATAGGGTAAAATAGATGGAATCTCCGACATATGAAGAAAAATTCCAAAATCTATTGAAATCAATTATAAGACCTAAATTGTTAACATCATTACAATATGATACATTTAAGATTATGTATAATGGCGAAGAGTTGGAAATCGATAATATATATCAAATAAATACAGTGAGTGATTTAAAATATGCTATTTATGAAAAGTTTAAACTAGAAGGATTTGCCGCACCTAACAACCAACTAATCTTCTATAAAAATAAAACATATATTGACGTATTAGATTTTTCTTGGAAAACATTATTACCAGCACCAGAATTTATAATTAGTGAAAAAGAACCAGTATTATCCAATTTTGTATCAAGCGATGGTTCTAAAAAAATTGTAGATATACAATTATATGATAATTTAATTATAAATAAACGTCTAAGAAATAATGTTTTACATTTATATTTTTACAAAGATTTAATAACTTTCTATAAAGGTGTACAGCCAATATCAGAAAAACAATATTATGGTAGAATTTACCCATATTTTCCCCATCTAAAAATGGGGAAATCATATCCTAATGAAGAAAATACGAACGCACTAAATACTAGATATTCGTTATTTAGTAAAAAATCAGAATATTTACGTAAAATTCAAGTGCTGCTACAAGAAGAAAATCCTATTATACCATTTTCATTTATTGGAATACGTTTTTTACGCTTATCATTTATTGATAATGATATTGAAGATGGAATTGAATCATTATTCTACGATATGGTTGCAAATGAAACACGTCCATATATTCGTCTAATACCATTTGGCTCTACACCTATTTCAAAAATACATTTAAAAGATGTAAATTTAAATATTCCTAGTGTATATAATCCTAATTTAATAAAGCAATGGAGCGATGAAAAAAGTCCTACACCAGAACGTGACTTTATATTAAGTAAAATTGCTTTAAAAACAACATTATTAAATTTACCTTATATATATCCTACAGTTCGTATTCTTGATGATGGCTCATTTGATTTAATTATAGAGCCACCAAAGGATGTAAGAAAAGTGGACCCTTATATGGACTTTGATAATTTCGTACCAGACTTACTCAATGGTATAGATATTATAAATAAAAACAAAATGATTCCAAATATTGGTTCTGGTAATTTCATTTTTGGTTTAAAACTTCCTACAGAAGTAACACTTACAAAGAAACAATTTGAAAAAAGACTACAATTATTCAAACCAATCTTTCAAGAAATTACACCACTACCGAATGAGCATCCTTTTATGATGTTACGTTATAAACTTGTTGATAATTATGTAACAGAAGATAATATATCTACATATTTAACACTTCTTTCAAACAAGAAGATTCTGAAAGGAGAAGCAACAGTACCTGAAATGATTAAATTAGTATCAGAAGAATTCCAATTAGATATGGATACTGCTAGACAAAAGGTGGAAAATTGGTGGAAAAATAAAGATGAGGTTCAGCCAAATATATCTGGTGAAACGAAAGAATATACGCCTTATAATAATCCTGGCATTGATATTGCAATACACCAGAAAAAATCAATCTATACTTTACATTTTACAAATGTCGACAGTATAGTTAATTTACAAAGAATATTAACAGCATTTGGATTAATATTTAGTTTAGATGATGACGCATTAAGTGTTTTACCAAAAGATACAAAGGTTTTTACTGCCGTCGAGCAACAAGTATCTCAATTAAATAGTGAAGATGAAGAAGAAGAAACTTATGAAGGAATTGAAGATGATGAATTAATGTTTCTTGGGCAAGAAGAAGTAACACATGAAGATATTGAGTCTATTAAAGAAAGTATTGCGAAAGATACTGTGCCAGTAGACCAAGAAGTACAAGGTGTAAGATTCAAAGAAGAAGTACAACCAGAAATAAAGAAACCAGAAGAAGAAGAAAAAGAAAAAGGTCTTGCTAAATTTTTTATTAATAAACTGAAAGAAGCAGATAAATCATTATTTGAGTATGATGTTACTCATCCATCTGATAAGGCATATGTCCAAATGTGTGCTGCAAATGATATGAGACAGCCAGCCGTGTTAAATCAAGACCAATATGCTGCTATGAGAGAAGAGTATGCGGAAGATGAAGATATTATATTTCAAGTATATCCTCTTCCAGAAGGAGAAAATGATATAGTAGATCCTCTCAGCGACCCTGATAATATTATAACAATCTTAAAATATGGCGGCTCAAATCCTCGTAGAGAAAATTATTATGTATGTAGTGAGTATTTTTGCACACGAGATGAAATTGTAGTTTTAAAGAAAGATTTTAAAGGAACGGCTCTAAGAAGACCTATTAAACAATCGGATGGCTCAATAAGAAAATCTAAACCAGAAAATACATGCCCATTTTGTATGGGTACTTTAGTAAAAAGTCGTAAAGACCCTGGTCGTGGTGAAACAGTTATACAACGAAGTCCTAAACCTAAATCTGATAAAAGACATGTATGGGTTAATTTTTTGAAGAAAACATCTCATCCCAATGGATTAAAGTTACCATGCTGTTTTGTTCGCCCTAGTATTATTACATTTAAAGATACTGAATCAGGGTTTTTAAAGAAAAAGAAACTAAGAAAAAATGAAAACGAAGATGAAGAAGTAGAAGAAATGCAAGAAACTCTAGAATCTGGTGTACCAATTATTGACTATAGTACAACATTATATAGAATAGATAAAAAGTATATTATTGGACTAACAGATAAATATTTACCACTAGAAATTGGTGATAGAGATGGACCACAAGTTGGAATTCTTCCTAAAGAATTAAATGAACTATTTGAACAGGACCCAACAAATATTATAACACGTGTAGGAAATCCTCAAAAAGTTCTACCAAATGCAAAAGGTTTTTTACGTGTAGGTGTGGAAAATAGAAATAGATATAAATATGACAGTTTCTTAGCGGCAATTGCACCATATTATTTAAGAAATTCAGCATATCAAATGAAAAGACGTATTTTAGATATTATGACACCGTCGCTGTTTGTAAATTTAAATTATGGTAATGCTGTATTAGAATTCTATAACCCCCAATATACTGTGAAAGAAATCACAAATCCTTCTATATGGGCTGATAAAAATTTAAATATAGAATATAGAGAAGATAGAAATGCTGAAGAAATTGATAGAATTATAAAATCATATTATAAATTTAAAAGTTTTCTTTTATCGGATACTTCTACAAAAGAATATAGACAGTTTGCATCTTTATTAGCACATCCAAGATTATTACAAGAAGGTAGACCAGGAATAAACTTTATTGTTATAGATATGAAAGAAGATGGAAATATTAATATTCGCTGCCCCCCATTTGGATTTAACAATGAATATATGGGTCATAACGATGTAGCATTCTTATTACATCATTATTCAGGTTCTTGGGAACCAATCGTATATGTCGACAATTTAATTACTGGATTAGAATCAAGACAGCCATACAGTTTAGTATTTCAATATGCGAATTATGCTTCATGGCCTAACATTGCCAAGAAAATATATGGCCAATATCAAAAAGCATGTAGTGGTCCAGCAAAAACAATATATAGTTCACAATCATATATTAAATCAACCGCCATGATATCATTATCGAGGGCGGAAAAATCCATATATAAAATTAAACAAAAAACTCAAAAGTTTAGTTTTGATGGTATATTACGCGATTCATACAATCATATTTCTGGTATAGTATGTTCAGAAAATAGAAGTGAAAAGCGTTTAAGTATTATAGTACCTATTGTGGATGATGGAATCATAGAAACATCTATCAATAAACAACTCTATATAAATTGGAATGATATTGAATACGAAAGTGCTGAAGATACTGCTCGTATTTACGCACAATATGTATTACCAGCATTTCCAAGATATTTAGGATATACTCCTACACATCTTGTAGTAAATTCTGAAAAAATTATTGTTGGGCTTCAACTGAAGAATTTACTATATATCCCAGTCGCAAAAGCAAAAACATCTCAATTAAATCTTCCAGTTGTTGAAATCGATGAATTTGAATGGGAAATAAATAGAGATATTATTTTTGGAACAGATGAAGAATACAAGGAAATAGAGAAGAAAATTTTAAATGAGCAAGACACAGAAGAAATTTACCAACATCTACGTATAACATTTTCAAATTGGTTAGAAACAAAAGGCTCTACTATAAAGACAAAACTTGAAGACGATATTATATTCAATTCAACAATATCTCTAAATGACAAACGTAAAAGACTTATAGTATTATTTGGTTCATTAATTCAATCATGGTTTAGTACAGAAACAAATGAGACAAAGCATGAATCTTTATTAAGAAAAGACTGTGAATTACAAACAAAAGAAACATGTAATGATAGATGTGTATTTACAACACAAGGTAAATGTAAATTACATATATCTGAAAAGTTTAAAGGTATAAATCTTGCAAATTATTTAATGTTGAAACTATTTGAAGAGTTACTGCGCTATGCAGAAAAACGTAGAGAAATATTTCAAAATGAAATATCAAAACTGGTTTTCTTAGATAAGCCTATACGTATTGGAGACCAGTATATAATACCAGAAAATTCTACAGAATGGTCTGATTTTTTAAGATTTACTTGGTCAAAAGATGTATCTGAAACACCTCATTTTTATGAAGAATTCTCTGCTCCTTCAGAAGTAATTAGTGGTCCTGAGGATATTTCTGAATTAACGGAATTACCCATTTCTATGAAAACAATTCTAAATCCAAATGACCCAAAAACGAATTTACTCAAATATTATGAAATAACAAGAGAGAAAAATCTAACTGACATTTTGGATGAATTAAATATAGATAGTAAATATGTTGGATATAATCCAGAGAAAGTAATATTTGGAACAGATGTTTTATTAAAGATGTATGGAATGAAGAAAACTGCGTTTATTCAAATAAATCTTCTTACAAAAGATTTTATAAAAGATAAAAATATAACTGCGATTGGTTTAAAAAATGCAGAAATAAAAAAAATATATGTAATTGTTATAACTCATAGCAGCAGCGGTTTTATTGTAAAAAACGCAAATGATATAACACTTCGTTTAGAGGACTTACCAGAAATTCTTAAACCCTCTAGTATTCCTCGATAAATGCGCATTCATCAATCGGCAATACAATCATCTTATTGAGATTCATATCGAGAGCACGTTTGCGACATTGAATCATATCTTCAACTTCTTCTTCAAGAATATTTAGACGAATAAGCCTATAGTTTTTATTATCAGGATGAATGATAACTAAACATAAATCAACAACATTGAGACCATAGAATTTCTCCAAGAAATATTTGTAAATATTTAATTGAAGAGTATAGTGCCAATAGTTACAATCTGGTAGATGCTTTACAGGACCATAGCCATTTCCAAAATCATTCTTTGTTTTGATTTCTTTCGAGCGTTTCCAATCATAAATAACATATCCTTTGAGTTTTTTGCTATAGAATACCATATCAATAGAGCCGCATAGTAGATATTCTTTCATCCATACTTCCCACTCGGAGCGATAAGGAACTAAGTCATTTTTCACATCATTCCAGAAATTCATAAAGTACTTCCATTCTATAGTTTTATAATTTTCAGGATCAATTTGGTCTTCAGAGCCGTGTAAATATTGTTCAATGGCCAAGTGCATAGCAGTTCCTTTTGCGGATGCTTCTTTGCCGGAATCATTCCATGTTTTCTTGATTTCTTCTGCCGACTTACCATACCAAACGCTAGAAGTCCATTTCTTCGATTTCATCATTTTCGCAATTGTTACATCTGCGTCGAAGTGTGGGAAGAACGCATGAATAAATCCAGTACATGAAATTACTTTGTCAGAAGACCCGTCAATGTAGTAGGTATGTGTTGGTTCATGGAATCGAATACTATCATCTCGAGGATGTTTATTTATAAACGAAAGCTTTTGCCAAGGTTGGGGCATATTACTAAAATGTAATATTACGCAGCCTTTAATTCATTTTTATATTATTTAAGCAGTACCTCTTCTACCAGCCTGGGGAGTCTTAGGCACACTAGAGGGCATGCGAGTATTACGGCTACTCTCTTGAGCGGTTTTTTGGGGAGCATCAACAAAAGGCTCACGCAGTTCAAGCGTGGCAATAAGGGTAAGAACTAGAATAGCTACAACTGGAAAGCATAATTTACGAAGAATCTTAGGAAGTTTCATCTATTAGCAGTTGATTTTTTTTATAGATTTAGGCAAAAGAATTATAATAATCCGTAGAGAGTTTATATTTTATTCTAATGAGTCATAACAAAACGGTTTACTTACAGTGTTTGGATAATCACGATTTACACAGTTATTATCAATAAAATCGTGATTATCGGGGCAGTTACAATTAATGGAAACCGGATACATCTTTGTGCCTTCCCAAGGAGGATATATGTTAGAATCCCATCTTCCAACACCTTGATAACTAGAAAATCCTTCTATTGATGCACTACGTAGCATTAAAAATATAAGAACTATTAATACCACCACTAAAGTTATTATTTGTATAGGCTTCATCTATATATTACATAGAGTATCCTGCCAGACTCATATACATTTTTCCTAGTTTATTATCACCTATAATTTTACCATCACTCTTATGGGACCCACCAAGATTACTAGAAGCCCCACGTGTAAAGAATAATAGATATTTATTATTCAAACGAGCGGCTTCAAGAATCTTTCGTAAACGAGCATCTTTCTTATATCTTTGTTCAACTGCGTATTGAAGTAACTCGTCTTTCTTCGCAACATACTTACTTTCATTATATACAGCTTTATACTTTTTGAAAGTGGCTGGCGTGGTATGCGCTTTCACTTCAGTACTTTCTTCTTTCAGAAATTCAAAGTCTTTATCTTCAGGAATTGCTTTCTTTAGCGCTTCTGTTTCTAGTAAACGTTTACGTACAAATCCTCTATGAATTGTACCATTATCACTAAACAGAGATTGAGCCAATTCAGGACTATTCGCCCCATATTTATACATCATACCTGCCATAAAATGTTCTATGGAAGGATATTCAATCGATTTATCTTCCATATCTTTGATGGGAAATGGCGCAGAAGGTGCTAGCCATCTTGCTGCACCTTTATCACCTATTTTCAGTTTCTTGTCATCGAGAGCAGCATCAATATAGAAGTTAATAATTTCATTCGACGCATACTGTCTTTGTATTGGTGCTGCCGAACCTTTTTCAACAGGAACTGTACGCTCTACAAGTCTAGCATCTGCGATTGCATTTTTAACACCTTCTACAATTTTTTCTTCTTGTTTGACAACTGGCATTACATCATCTTCTTTTTCAACAACTGTATTAAGTTTGCTAGGCTCAGCATCAGTATCAGCATCAGCATCTAAAGGAGCAACAACATTTACTTTAACACTCTTCTTACGAGTATTATTTACAATAGGAACATATTCTTCTTCGCCTTCTTCTTCTGCTAACGAAACTTCTTTTCTCTTGCGGAACATAAACCAGCGATTTAAGAATGAGAACTTCTTTACAGAATCTGCCATAATATAGTTCTTACCAATCTTCTTAGACATATCATATGATTCACTGAAGAGATTTGTGCTATGTTTGAGACCAACTTCTTTTAATTCATTTTCTGTTAGTAACTCCATACCATGTTCTTTCATGCGCTCAACAAAGTAGGGAAAGTTCACTAAATATTCATCGTGAGGAGAGCCAATACTAACAAAGTCAACATTAATCTTAAGACCTACACAATCTTCGTCATTACTTAATTCATCAATATCATAGTCTTTACGAAGATTCCAAATAATTGCGTCTTTCTCAACACCAGTTAAAACTCCACCCTTAGGAGTGTCTTTGAATAGATTAAAGATAGAAGCGCCATCGAAGCAGCATCCAACAAAATAACCTCCTAGTTTCAAACATTCACGAATATTGCGTAACACACCATCAAGAGATTCTTTATCTTTGAAGAAATAATGAAGAGCAAACATACATGACATTACATCAGCACCGCCTTTCAGATTTCCAGCGGCTTCATGGTCAATGTATGAAGGAATTGGACCAATAGGTGAATAACGACCAAATATACTGCGTATAATATCCCGTTCTTCGTCGGTTGAGCCAGCACGACCGTCAATAATTCTTTTTGAACTGTCACCAATCGCAAATACCATAGGAGGCACCGATGCTGCATTTCTATTACGCTCTTTAAAGTTCGCATACTGAGCATATGCTCCATTTTCAGGATTTGTAATATTATCACCCGCATAATCAATACCAAAGACAAATCCTACTTTGTTATTTGACCAGCGACGAATATCAGAGCCGGTTCCACACGCAATATCAAGAACAATTTTCTTCCCACCACGTAATGTAGGAGTATAGAGTACAATATCTTTAATATAATGGTTGTGAAAGTCGCGCATTCCTCGCACAAACGCAACATCTTCTATGGCTGCTTTACGCTCAAAGTATTTTAATACAACATTATCACGCGCTTCTGCTTTCGCAATGCTATTTTTCGTTTCATCTTCATTTGGCTGAGTACTACCAGAACGAATCATTGTTACAGTAATTGGCTCATGAATACTGCTCCATACACCATTCGCATTTTTTTCACCATTGAGTGTTCTTTCTAAAATACCTTTTTGAAATCTTTCAGTTTTATCGTGACGAATACGAAGAGGAATCCAACGCCAGCCACGAGGCATAGAAGTATCATACCGCATTTCAATAATACTCTTATCTTGGATTGGTTCATTATTATGTTCAGTTGCAACATAATCTTCTTGTGTAGCAGGGTCGAGTTTTACTTCGCCATAGCATACTGATGCCATAGAATCATAGAATTCTTTTGGATAAAAGGGGATTGCCTTATATTTATTGGAAGAAATATTATGTGTTTCTGCTTTGCGTTCATTGAGTAAAATATCACGAGGATTAAATGACTTGGAACGATTGCTTCCAACATATAAACGTAGCGTTTTGTAACGAATGGTTTCATTTGTTTCAGGATTAATACCAATTGTCACAAGGTCTTCTTTAGGATTATTAGGCATCTTTTCAAATCGAACTAGGAAATCAATTGTATTATCTTCAACAGGCTTCCATTTAAATTGCGAATAGAATGTCATGCCCGAATCAACAATATTCATCTCACTATTGTAACCAGGCAATGGAAGATTATTAGGAGTGAATATAAGACCATCTGTGTAATAAATACGATACGTATCCAATATCTTTGCAGCATTTTTAAAGATACTAAAATCATTTGGCTTTCCAAATAGGAATGTTTTCATAGATATTTGTAGTGTATTCTGAGCATTTAGATATGGAAGTAACTTTGTAGGTCCATCCCCTTTATTAAAAGCTTCAACCCACTTTTTTAGTTCGATATAACGAGTTTTTTCTTCATTTTCTTTATCATAAAATGGTAAATTACTTACAATCTTTTTATCAGCGGCGTAATAAATATCAAATACTAAGAATTGATTAATTGCTTCTTTTTTACTGGTACGTGTAACCCATTCACCATCAATAATAGATTCACGACAGAACTTCTGTTGTAAGCCGGTTCTATATACATTTAGACCCATATCAATAAGATAAAATTCTCCACTCGAATTTGTATATCCTAGACAACGAAGACCATCGGCCTTATCTGTTACATTATAGCCAGTGCGAATATTTGGGACATTATCTTCAACAACATCACTAAAATTTTGCTGCTGTAGTGTAACTGAGTAGCATCCAAGAAATTTATTGGATTTAATAAAATCTTTATAACTTGCAAGAACCTCTTCTTTCTTAGTTTTACGCATTAAAATACTACTCTTCTGAATACCACGAAGTACTTCACCAATACCTTTAATAAGACGCTTTAACGCAATCTCAACTGTATCACCTTCTTTACGCATTAACTCGACTTCCACTTCATATAAGTATGGGGCATTTGATATGTCTTGGTCAGTAAATTTACGCTGCCATTTAAATTCACCACTGGAACTGCGAGCAGTACTGCGAACAATTGATAAATCATAACGAATACCGCCATCGGGCTCTTCAAACGACCACCGACGCATCATACGAAACCCTTTTTTTTGGACCGGCCATTTTGAAAAGAGTTCTTTGATACGCTCTTCATCATTTGCCATTAGAATTTCACGACGTGTTTTTACACGAACCTCATACTCTTTGAAGTCAATTTGCGCATCAGCAGAAGCACGGTCTTTAATCATGGCAGCAAACGGTTTCCCAGATAATGTATCATCGCGGCAATATTGTTGAATAACACCCATACTTTGAATTGTAAAACGAACATGTTCTGGTGTCGTAATTGTCAAACGGTCTTCTTGTGATAACTCACGTAGACCTTTTGACCGCAGCCGTTGTGCTACTTGGAAGAATGTAGTAGCATCGACAGTTCCTCTTCCAAATGTGCTTTCCAGCTCATAATCTTGGTGCTCGAGCCAATTAGAAAGTTGTTTTTTCAAACTTTCTGTTTCAGCTTTATTTAGCTCCATTGTATATTCCTATAACTAGAAATAGACAATGCTTTAATCTAACAAACAACTTTTAGAATTCTAATCAATTTTATGTAAATTCATTATTAATGTGCCGGATTGATTGTCCTTTTCCAACCGCCGCACAATATTCATCTTTCTTTGCTTTTGCATTTAATAAAATATGAAAGGAAGATAATTGTTCCTTCAGTTCTTTTACAGTTCCTTCAGCCAATGGCCATTCATAACGATATCCTTCTTCAATTAAATCAAAAAACCACTTTTTAAAAAACCCACGTGCTTCTTCAACACCAGGCTTAATATAAACGCTGCGACATCCGTATGAAGCGAGATATACTGGGAATTCATTTGACCATGACCGTAGGTCTTTTGGAAAAGGAAGAATACGTTTCGAATTTTCATCAATTTCAGCATATTGAAATCCAAGAACATGGCATAAGGCTCTTGATAGTTCTGGAAAACTTTGCTGAGGTGATACTGCAGCTGTATCTAATGACTGTAATTCTTCAATCGCCTTTTTACGATTCCAACTACGACCTTTTAATTCAATTTGAAATTTTTCATTTAATGATACTAGATTTTCTCGGAGAATTGTCTTTCGTGTTAAAAAACTACCGGCCCTATATTCTGGATTTGTGTGCCAAAGATACAATGATACTGGGCCTGGAGGGTCTAGGGGAATAATACTTACTTTACCGGGACCAATTGTTGGCACTGGGTTATTATCATCACTGTCTGAAACTATTTTAATAGCAATAGGTTCAATACTAATATCTTTATTTTGATTCTGTTGTGTCCATTGAACAATTTGTTCAAGCATTTCCTTATTTAACTATAGTGCTGTAGGTTTAGACCAGAATTCTAGCTACTAATCCTAGCACTAATCCGTAAGGTTGTATAAAATTTCTTGCGCTCGCTTTTCTTCTTCTTCTCTTGATTCAAAATTCTTACGATTTTTCTTACAGAATTCTAAGAATTTAACAATTTGTTCAAAAACTTCTTTCTCAACTTTGCTCATATCAAAAAATATACCATTCGAATTTTCAGAAAAAAAACTATTTGATACTTTTAGTATTCTGAATATTTCTTCTTGCTCGGATTTATTGAGAATTTTTAAATCCTCTAATACTTGCTTCCGTAATTCGTAATCTTGTATTTCATTATAATTACTCATTTTCCTCTAAAATAAGTTCTTCATCTTCTTCTGCAACTGATTCCGCAGCATCAGCATCAGCATCAGCAGCATCGCCACCTTTTTCAACGAAGAGTCCAACACTAAGGATAGAATTGTCATTCACTTGGAATCGAGATTTCTTAATTTCAACTTTAATAATATTTCCAACATTTACAGAATCAAACTCTTCATTGCCAATATGTAAATCACGAGGAACAATTACACGAATAGCATTTTTATAATTCATGTATAAGCCCATTTTATTTTTACTAATGACTTCACCTTCAATTACAATTCCATCTGGAGGATTTAGCACACTTCCTTGAAGTTGAACGTAGAAGTTATAATCTCCAACAAAACGACCGTTTGTCGCTTTTCCAAGAGAACGAGATAGAATTTTTAGAGTATCTGCGAGTACAAAGCCATTTCGAGAACATTTATTCTCAAGACGAGTTTTTAGTTTATTTAGCAATAAATCATTAATGGATATAATTTCTTTTGAGAAATCACTTGGATTTAAAGATACTTGTTCTTCGAATACTACAGAATGTTCCATCTCTTACTATAGTAATAATAGTTTTCCTTAGATAACAATTTTTTTGTTTTTTTGCTTTGCTTCTAATCCTTGGATTTCGTTACCCTACCCCTATGTCCAGTTTTATAAGAAGATATAGGTCTATAAAACCAGCGTAAATTACGAACCTTCTTCTTATCCATCCAACGTAATATATATTCTTTTAAAGAGCAATATATATTTACATTTCTTATCTTTCTAATACCGCTTTCAGGACTAATAGATTCTTCATTTAAATCAAAATCGTTAATATGACTTTCTTTTAAAATTTTACCAACCGAATATAAAAACATTAAATGTTCTTTGGTAGCAGTATTGATTTTACATTCATTACCACCTTTTGGCTTTGTACCAACTTTGGCTGGAACATTTGTTTTGAATGTAACTTGCTTTGATTTAGGAACCATAAATCCATACATTGGACCAATGGTTTGCACATTTGCTTCAGGTAACATGTTATAGAAATCTTTTGTATCTTTATCAAGAATACGTTTTTCTGCTTCAAAGCATAATTTATTACCGCAATAATATTGGATATCATACGGTTCTGAATAGTTTAAGAATCGAAAGTACTTTCCACCTTGTATTATCTGCTCTTCAGCAACTTTAATTGTAACTTCATCACTTTTATTTGATAGTACAAATTGTTCTTGTGTAGTTAATAGATTATCCCATACATAATCTAAAAAGACATATGCCAGAATACTTCTATAATCGACATTATCTTTCATCGTTTTATACAACCAAATAATACTTTCTAAACTTTCAGCAGCACTTGCTTGGGCTGATTTAACTGTAAACTTTTTACTTAGCACATCTAGAATACTTTGTTGAATTGTAAGTTCTAAAGATCCTACTTGTATCTTTTTTGCCATAAGTAAAATAGTTTCCCAAAATTTATGGATAAACGACTTTTCTTCAGCAGATTCTTCAGATACAGGAACAATTGCTTCTTCTACTTTCACCTTTTCTCTTGATGGAGTAAAATCGTCAAGTTTTACGGGATAATTAGCAATACGCATTGCCAAAGGTATATCATCATAATTAATTTTAATAGGTTGAAATAAATAAAAACCATTTTTATATGTTAAATATCCTTCCTTTTTATTTACTACTAATCTGAATGATTTATTATTCACAATATCATGTAAAATACTATATAACGCTTCCACAGGGATGCCAGATAAATTATCAACTAAATCTTCAGCACGCATTAATAAAAGCCCTTCATCCTCTTCTTTTGTTTCAAAAAGTTTCTTAATCACTTTTTTAATCTGAGATTCTCTCCAACGAGCATCATATTCATCATATGTTAATGTACTTGTGTTATCAACATCAATATCAATAGGCTCAGCGCATGTGTATTTACATTCCATCCAATCACACATATTTGTATAATTCTGGTCGTTAATATTTACTTCATAATTATGTCCTTGGGCATCTGTTTGCTTTGAAACTGGAAGACCTTGAATAACATTCACATTGATATTTAAATTACAATCCAAAGCATATTGCTTAATAACTCTAGATACTTTGCCCATTTGTAAAGCTTTCATCATTCCTAAACGGTACATATACATATCAGCAGATTCTTTATTTGCTATTGTATTTACTAATAAATATATTGTTGTGTTTCTCTGGTCTTTTGGAATCTTTGGATGTACATGACTGCATGTACGAATTCCACGACCAAGAACTTGTTCCATTTTATTCAAGTGAAACCAACTATCTACAACATAAATTTCACGAATAAATTTCAAATCAATACCTTCACTTGCAACTTGAGAACCAATAATAACTTTAATATCTGCTCCATTATAGTTAGTAGAGGCTCTTTCAGCAACAACTGCTTCATTATTATTTGGACTAATATCTTTGCGACCAGTGAGTAATACATACTTTGCTGGAACAAAACTGTGGCTATTTGATTTATGTTCTTTTTCACGGGCTTCACATAGAGCACATTGACGACCAGAATCAAGTTGAACACCATCATATAATAAGCCTCTATCTCTTCCATAAGGGGTATATCCATTTGCTTCTAACGCAAGTGCTAAAGGTAAAGCGCCAGATTTAATAAAGCGACTGTAAACAAATACTGGACCTCTTGATTTACGAATATTCTTAATAACAAATGCGGACTTTGGCGAATAATTCACTAAGTTTGTATCTATTAACCATGTCGGCTTACCGAGTTTTGAACTAAATCTTGTGAAGTTACGAATACTATGAGTTCTATCGTCAAACGCGTTATCAAATCCTATATCACGAATTCTGGATTCAATACTCACATCTTCATCAACTGCTGGGTAAATCCAATTGCCAGATTGAACAATTGTATCGATACTATTAACACCTAATCCATATTGCTCAACGCTATCTTCTACAACTTTTACATATGTGCCATAGGTTTCTTCACCATACTTTACTGGAACAATTGGAAGACGTAATAAACGTTCTTTTTCAACATCGCTTAACTCGACAGCATTATTGTTCATCATTACACTTGGCCAAATATCGAGTTTAGGAGCTTTATGAGGATTTAGACGAATAGGAAATGATATTGGAGTTTCACCGCGCATATAACTGACATACGCTTTCACAACTCTGCCAAATATATCACGGCCTTCTGGTATAAAATCACCTTTCTGATTAAAGATATCAGACATTTTAAGTTCAGCGCGTTTATCGTTTTGAAGTAATAAATTTAATAAAAATATAATTTCTTGATAGTTATTGTACATAGGAGTCGCAGTTAATAATACAAGTTTCATATTTAATGCGTATTTGAGGACACGTGTTAAACTTGGCGTAAGTTTCTTGCCTTCTTGCGCATCACTTAACTCTGCTAAGCCACCAGGAGCGTCAAGATTTTCTTCTTCTTTTTCACCCGGAATATCACGTAAATTATGCGCCTCATCAATAATCATACACTTTCCAGAAAATTCGTTTCGTATAAGTTTAATTTCTTCTAATCTACGTATTTCAGGATCTTTGATATATGACGATATTCTAGCGACAATACGCTCAATGTATTTAGCAAGTTGTATATAACCCATAAATTCGTAACGAGAATTCATGAAAGTTTTCACCTTTTTTTCAATTATTTTCCTATCTTTCTCAAATTCAGTGCCTGTTAGTTGTAAATATAGATTGCCAGTACAACCTCTATGAACATTTGGAACACTCATATCATCAGATATAATTACATTATTAATGTCAAAAATTGTTCTTGTAAAATTAGGCTGAATATTAGGTGGTGCAACTATAAATACTTTTTTTCTAGGAAAAATATGTAAAAATGCTTCTGTGACTGATATTGCAGCACAACTTTTTCCTACCCCTACGCCATGGTACAATAGTACTGAGTTGTAGGGTGTTTTACCAGATAAATATGTACTAACAAATCTCTGAACAGGACTTATTTCAAAGTCTACACGTCCTTCGCATGTAGCCAAATCTTCAATCGATTCATACTTATTTTCAGCAAACTCTCTTTTATGAAATAATTTCATAAGAAAATTTTCATCTTCAACACTTGGATATAAACCATATTCTTCTTCAAAATCTATATCGTCAGGAAATAGTCCTCTTAATGTAAGCTCACTAAACATTAATTTTCTTCTAGATGGGTCAGTCTCAACTAACCACTGCTCTAATAATTCTTCCTTATTGGTTGCCATCTATAGATTATTAACAAGTTCGTAATGGACAATAGTTGCGCAATAAACTACTTGCCCGTAGCAATACTTCTTTCTTTTCAATGTTTTCAGGTCGTATTTTATCTAAACATTCTTCTAATGAGAACCATCCAATATCGCCAATTTCTTGAACCATATGGGTGTTTGTAGTATCGTACGTTACTTCTTTATTAGAATTATACATAAATATATAATATCTATGGCAATAATGTATATGATTACTTCCAAAAAATGTTTCACTCAAAGACTCTAAATTACGAATAAAAATAACATCTTTTTCATGAATACCAGTTTCTTCTTTTAGTTCACGTAATGCGCATTGTAGCTCGGATTCACGTGGGTCTCTTCGACCTTTCGGAAATCCCCATTCTGGAGAATGCCATTGTTTTGTTACAGTTTGAATCATAGATTCTAGTGATGGACTTCCACTACGAAGTGTATCAAATTTCTCTTTTGCAGATTCTTTATCATTTTTATACGATTGAGACTGCTCGCTCGGTGCTCCCCATAATTGATTCCATAACGTATCAAAATCTTGTGTTAGAATTTTAGTATGTTCTTCTGTTGTCATAGTATTAATATGATATTGAATATAATCAGTATCTGTTAATTTATATTTACCACGTATAATTTCAATAAATCCTAGACTGTCACGACGTTGTATCATTAAGTATTTCATATCTTTACTATAGTTTTCAAATCCCGATATAGAATTATCATTTTTTAGTAATTCCTTTGCTTGGTCAAATCCATCTGGAGTTTTAATAACGATACATCCATAACTCGTTATAGGAGCGATACAACTTTTAATATAATGACCATAAATGCCACAGTTTGTACAAAATAATGTTTTTTTTTGATTTTGATTTTTATTCATAATACTAAATTATTTATACAATTCTCGTTTAGACTGCTGAATATATATAATATAATTTATAAGATGAGATTACCTCCGAGCGTTTGGGGGCCATTTTTTTGGCATACAATTCATATCGCTGCTTTAGCATATCCCACAAAACCAAATTACGCAGAAAAAAAAGCAGCGAAAGAATTTTTTGAAAGTCTCCAATTTCTTTTACCGTGTCCAATCTGTAAAGAACATTTAAAAATACACCTACGGAAATATCCTATTACACCTCATTTAGACAGACGTGAAGATTTATTCAAATGGACTGTTATTCTACATAATGAGGTAAACATTTCTTTAAAGAAAGATACAATGACTGAACTAGAAGTATTATATTATTTAAAAAGACTTGGAGCACGAGGGACAAGTCCAGTAATTAATAAAGAGATGCTTGATGAAATTGATATGCGTTCTATGGTGAAAGGAGGATTTATTGGGGGAGCATTAGTTTTTACAACTGGACTTTGTATTTATTATTTCTCTAAACAAGATTAGTAATGGGCATAGATATAGAAGATTTATTTGAAGGCCTACAGATTCCAAAAGAAGAAACAAAACCCTTGAAAAAAGATGTTAAAAAAGTGATTGTAAAAGCAAAACTTAGCAATGAAGAAATGGAAGCAAAAGAAGGTATTTACTGTACAGAAAAAGACGCAGATAAAATATTTGATGAAGATGTTGATGTATATGTTGAAATGGCAGATGGAAAAGAAGAATTACTCGCTAAGTTTCGTAAAAATGTTATACCAAAAGAAACTATTAAACTTGGATATGAAGCATTTTATGAAACATCTGCTCCATCAAGAAATCGTGGTGCTGCTGCTGGACCGATTCAGCTAAAAAGCGCATACTGGAAAAAACGAAAGCCGGTGGAAGTAACAAAATGGTCTACCCGTTACATGCAAGATGGTAAAGTATCAAAAATGAAAGTAAATAATAATGTATTTAGTAGTGTTTTAGGATATTTTGAAGAAACACCATTTATGAAACTTCCTTGTAGACTAACATCCTACACGCAAAGATATTTTGAAAATTTTAAAAAAGGAACTCCCTTTATTCAGTATTTAAACAAGTGTTTTAAAGTTCTTACACCGAGCGAATACAAAAAACAATTAACTAGAGCAAAGAAACAACCAAAGTTTCGTATTGATGATACTGCTTTTTCATCTGTAACAATTAATCGTAATTTTAGAACCGCACTACATATGGATGCTGGTGATTTTAAAGAAGGATTTGGTAATTTGTCTGCTATTGAACGGGGTCAATATAGTGGCGGTTATACAATCTTTCCAAGATATAAAGTTGGTTTTAATGTACGCACTGGTGATTATCTTGCCATGAATGTACATGAGTTTCACTGTAATACTGAAATGACTGAAACAGAGTCGCAAAAAAAGTTTAATAAAAGTCTGCCAAAAATATATTTTCAAGACCCATCTACCGGCACATTAGGAGGTGAGAAGAATTTTAGTCGTATATCATTTGTATGCTATTTGAGAGAAGGTTTAATAGATTGTAAATCAAGTGAAGCAAGTGCATATTATAAAAGAATTGGATTTGATACAAAGAAAGGGGATTTACGTAAATACAATAAAACTCTTAAGAAGAAGTAGATGGAAGCATCAGCATATGCATCAAAAAATGTAACTGGTGCTGCTGTAACTAGTTCAATGTATTTATTTTACACCAGCCTTATAGCATTTCTTATATTTTTAATTATGTTTTTTATACATTATTTTTTCGTTCCTTTTTTACCTTCTATGTTTCCATCAAAACTAATTGTGCCAAATACTACTGGCAATGATGCTAAATATGATAGTGTATCATTATATGCAAATACACCTGCAAATAGCGATGAGAAAATGGATTTCACCCCAACTATAAAAAGTATATCTACTGATAAATTTACTTTATCATTTGATTGCTTCCTAAATGGTACATATTTATCAACCAACGTTCCACGTGTATTATTTTATTTCGGTGGAAATAAAATAGATAACATTAGTAATAGTAATTTCAAAGAATATAAAGGGGATTCTGAAGAAGAAACGCCAATGATTTTAAATTCTACAACGAGTGATTTATTAAATAAAATTACAGGGTCAAATTTTGTAATCTATGTTGACCCTGTTAAAAATGATATGAAGATAGGTGTATATACAGTTGATACTAGTTCTACAAAAGTAGATGTCATTAGCACTAAGCGAAGAAAAGCAGGGGGTTATGGAGATTCTAGACCTTCTGGAACCAATCTAGAAATTGCATCTATCATTAAGAATATACCAATTAATAAAGTATTCAAAGTTACTATGGTATTAACACGTGATTTTGTAGAGGTATATATGAATAAAAAACTTGTAGACACCTACAAGATTGGTTCATTATTAGGAAAAAATGTATCATTAAATTCTGTTGGAGCAAACTACGGTATTTATACACCAATAGGGTTTATTGGTAATACAGTAAAAATAGGCAAAGTACAATTTTATAATGGAGCATTAACTAGTGTTCAAATACGCGATTTAATTCCAGATGTAGCTCAAAATACCTTTTTTAATCCTTGATAAATTAGATGGAAATATATGTATTTATTTCATTAATAATAATAATTCTCATATTTTTAATATTAGTGTTTATCCCTATCCCGTTTACTGGATTAAGTGTACAAGATAATAAAAATTATCCATTAAATACTACAAATACAATATTTAGTTCCAGTACTTTTCAAGATAAAGGTTCTTGCAGTTTTCAAGGATTCTTTTATTTAGAAAGTCTTCAAAAAACTGGAACTGCGACACCGTGTACTACTTCGGCTTCTGACCCGACTTTACCAAATTGTAATACCGGTCGTTATTCATTGTGCGCATGTGGAGGGGTCAGTGGAACTGATTGCTCTACATGTACTCATCAAGGATATATACCTCTAATTAATCTTAATCATAATGTTATTGTTCTTGAAGCACTTGGTGCTCCCGATGCAAGTCGCCAAGGTAAAGCATCCGTTCAGTTAACAATTAAAACACAGTCTTCTGGTGCCATTGAAGATGCTTCTGGTGATAAATTAAATCCTGTAAAATACGCAAAAGATATTTCAGGCCCTCATACTGGTGATGAAAATAGTGATTTATATATTGAAACATTTGTACTACCTCCTTTACCGTTTCAAAAATGGACAATGGTTACTATAAGTCGTGAAGGTAGAAGATTTGATATATACTATAATAGCACTCTCGTATTATCAAAGCATACGACCGCGAATGTGTACCCTACTGTAATAGATAAAACAATCAAAGTGGGTCACTCTGCAATAAATGGCGCATGTGGATTTTTTAGCATACATGATACAATTCAAAGCGCGAAAGCAATAGAAACTCAGTATAATTCTTTAACAACTACAAAGGGCTCTCCATTATTTAATAATAATCCCCCCGACATCGCATTTACAAAGTTATCATTAGACCGTTTATCCAGTGGTTCCGGTGTTCCAAATATGCCTTCATTATGTTCTTCTGGAGATTGTATTAATTCTCCACGAGTTGCGCCAGCAAAACCATATTATAATTGGGATACAAATTACGCATAATTCTATATAGAGAGAAGAATGCAAGCGGCCCAGCAAGTTGTCAGAAAAAATATTAATCCATTACGTCGTTTTGGGGTTAATGCATTAATATATCTGGTAACAATTGTCGTAGTAGCAGTATTTATTTATTTTATTTATAAATATATTACTGGCGGCTCTACTTTACAACAGAATGTTGTTCTAGCAGATAAGGTTGTCGCAAATGATGATAAAACTCCTAAAAATAATATTAAAATTCCTTCAGGAATATACGATGGTGGAGAATTCACATTAAATTTCTGGATATATGTGTCAGGCTATAACTATCGCCAAGGTTCTAGAAAACATTTAGTGGAAATATACTCTACTGGAACGAGTGGAAATCCCTTTTCTACAATTCTAGTCGCGCTAGGAGCGTTCAAGCCTACTTTAATGGTTAGAGCACATACAATGCCTTCCGATAGCAGCGTATCTGGTGCTGCTCGCAATTACGGTATAGCAGATTGCTCTGGAAGTAACGCGGATGATTGCTCTGGTGGAACCCCAATGGATTTCCATAAATTAACTGATACCAATTATAGTCCTCAAAACAATGTAAATGATAATTCACTCTTTAGAAGTGATATGACACAATTTTTCAAACCTATGCAAGTGGATGAGCCATCAAGTACATGTGATGTCAAAGATGTATCCTTACAAAAGTGGCTAAACGTATGTATTACTATGAGTGGCAAAACACTTGATATATATCTTGATGGTAAGTTAATAAAAACATGTGTATATAAAAATTTTTTCAAGGTTGATAGTGCGAATGGTACAGCTCTTCGTTATTTACAAGGCGGTGGGTTTGATGGATATTTCTCTAGATTACAAGTGTTTAATAGTGTATTAAATCCCGATGAGATTTATAAGACATATATGGCAGGGCCAACTGGGTCAAGTCCAGCAAATGACCCGGTGTCATTTATTAAATATATTTTTACTGGTTAAATATAGTAAAATAGGATGTCAAGTGTAGCTGGAGAAATTGCATTAGGCTTAGGTATAACTGCACTTGCTGGTGCTGCATTTTATGTAGTTCAATCTGTATTTAATATGGCATCAACAGTTCAGAATAGATATTTAAACGTTCTACCATATACTGCTTCTTCAGAAGACGGGCAAGTTATTATATATCAAGACCCTAAAGTATATTCTGATGCCAAAACAATTATCCCATCCGACAATGAAAGAACAGGCATTGAATTTTCGTATAGTTTTTACTTAGTTGTGTATGAACCTACATTTGATAATACAGGCAATGATACTCTCAAATGTGTGTTTTATAAAGGAAATGATAATAATCCTTGGCCTTTATTATCTCCCGGTGTATTTGTAAAAAATACTACTAATACATTACGCATTGTATTAGGAAGTTTTAATGACCCTTATAAACATATTGATGTTGAAAATATTCCAATTAAAAAATGGTTTCATGTAGTATTAAATTATAAAAAATCAGCACTTGAAGTTTACGTAAATGGTAGATTAGTAAATAAGATAATATATGAGGATGCGCTTCCTTATAATAACTATGGCAATATTAACATATTTAGCAGTGCAACAAAATCAGTACATTTACCAAATAATAAAACAATTTCATTTAATGGTTCTATAAATGGTAAAATTAGCAATTTAACCTATACCCGGTATGCTCTGTCATTTACTGAAATTCAACAACTGTTCAATAAAGGTCCATCAAATACTACAAAAGCTGCGGCCAATGTTGAACTTCCACCATATTTAGCAGATTCTTGGTGGACGAATCAATAATTCCATGCCCATCTAAATAAATGAAACAACTTATTGTAGCATAAACAGATGACTGGAGGTGGTTTATTAACCCTTGTCGCATATGGACAACAAAATGTTCTTCTAAGCGGCAATCCACAGATGACCTATTTTTATAAAGCATTTCGTCGTTATTCCCATTTTTCTATGGAAAATGTAACAACGGCTCTAGAAGGCCCTTCCGAGCTTTCGTACGA